TGCACCGCCACCGCCACCACCGTAACTGACAGATGAACCTGTAATACTTGTTGCAACACCATTACCACCATTACCGCCATTGTTACCAGTATTTGTACTACCTGCTACACCAGCACCGCCACCACCTGATCCTGAACCAGTTGCACCACTTCCAACCGCACCATTAAAACCTTGATTAGCTGTACCTGTACCAGCACCGCCACTTTGGAAAGTACCACCGCCACCTGATCCGCCTGTTAATCCTGCATTATTATTCATACCGCCACCGCCACCGCCACCAGTTGAAGTGATAGTAGAAAACACAGAATTGGCGCCACTTGTACCTCTAGCACTTGAACCACCTGCACCACCAGCACCGATAGTAACTGTGTAATTAGTACCTCCTGTTACATTTATAGCAGTTTCTAAAGTACCACCACCACCAGTAGCTGTAACTGTACTTCTGAAGCCACCTGCACCACCGCCACCACCACCGTATTGCATATCATCTAGGCCGCCAACACCACCGCCACCACCACCAGCAATTACTAAATAATCAACATCGAAAGTATTTGGTGTGGTAGGTGCAAAGATGCCAGTAATAATATTACCTATCATTATGCAATAGCCCCTACTACGTACCAAGTGTTAGCAGCTGTTTTAATACATACTGCAGATTTGTATTGTGCGAGTGTGGGACTCGCTGCAACTGCGCCAGCACTTAATACTGTGGTTGTGCCTGACGTCACTGCGCTAATTGTGCAAGTACCTGCACCAATATTTAATACAGTTAATGCTGTGCCTACTGGAAATGCAACAGATGCATCGGTAGGAATCTTAAATGCAATAGCCGTGGCTTTATTCATGATCTCTAATACCTGGTATTGATCGTTTAGTACAGCTGTGTAATCTGCTGTGTTCGCAGTGCCTACTGTAAATGAAGTTAAGCCATTAAACATGCCAGAGGTAAGTACATCACCTGTTGCTGCTGGAAATCCTGTTGCCATTATATCTCCTTAATAAGATAGTACGTTTTGTCCTAAGACACCGTAATCTACGTTGCCTATTATAAACCCATCTATGACAGGTTCTAGTGTTGTAAAGGTTGTTTTCCAACTATTCGGTGTTATGTTCATTCTGACACCAAAAATCTGTAGGGTCTTCTCTAGCAAAGATCCGCCTGGCTGGGTGGTGATAATGGTTATAGGATCAAAGAAATCTAGGTCTAGGGCTGCAACTACGCCTGTGTCATAGTTAGGCGTGTATAGGTCAAGCACTATGGAGTCCACTCGTATGCTTGTCTCGGCTCTACTGGCAACATAGGCCTTTGCATAATCTAATGCCACTGAGTCTGATTGCATTAAAAGATTATCTAAGAAGTAACTGTGTAAAAAATACTTCAAAATACTTGCTGCATTTTCTGCCACCATCGGTGACCCACCTACTCTAGTAATTGTGGCTTTGTTAAATACCAATACATCGTTAAGAATCCAACTAGCATCAAAGTAAACTATGCCTGTGCCATTATCTGCAAAGACTGTGGGTGTGCCACCAATAGATCCAACAGTTACTGCTCTATCTTGAAATACAAATGAGCCATAGCCGTCTACATATAGTGCGCCATACTCTGAGGTAGCCACGGTAGATAAAGCCTGCAGTGCTGTGCGATTAGTGCCTGGATCATTTTGTAAGGTAGTTAAACCTGCGTCTATGTCACGCATAGTTGCTGGCCATGAAATAGTATTTAATATTTGATTGATGCGTGTGCCTGATAAATCACCTGCAGTTGCACCCGTGACAGTGCTAATCTGTGCTAGTTGCGCAAGTCTGAACGCATCCACAGCTTCTATTGTAGTTGTTGCAATATCCGCAGAAGAATCGTCTGGGTATCTAGTTACAAAACTGGTAATAAATCCTGAAAAAACAGGGTAAGTCACGTTGTTAAATGTTGCAGTAATTTGCACTTTCTTCATAGGTGTTAATAAATTGTAATATGGTCCGCTTACGTTCTGGGGATTGAAGTCGCCATTCTGATCTACAATAGTTAAACTAAGTGATCCTGTTTGGAATTGATCGGATAATGCAGTACGGCCTCGGTTAGTCTCAATACGATTTATTCGATTAGACACATCTACAATTACAGCTGCTGAATCACCTAATACGTTAGTGCCAAATATTGCTGATCCAATTATTGCAGTCTGAGCAAATGATGGCCCAGTGCTAAAATTAATTACTGCATTTATTACAGGTATTGGCATTAAGGTAATCCGCCATTAGGTGCTGTGCTATATCCACTGCGCCCAGCTACTTGGATACTTTCTGCCATGAGTTGAGCAAACCTATCACCCGATGGAGTGCTAACAGTTAGGTTAACGTCTACTGATCTATTGCCTGATTCTCTAGCTCTTTCTGTGGCAATTTGTGACACGTTCATACCAGCGTAAGCAGATGTACCCACTAATGAAACTGCTAGATCTTGGAAGTAACTAGCAGGTAATGAAGTAGCAGCCGATGGTGCGCTAGTAGAAGTGGTTGTTGTTGAAGGTAAACCAAACTCTTTGTTAATCTTTTCTATCTGAGCATTGATTCTATTGATTAAAGATCTGACCTGAACTAAAGCAAACTCTGTAATACTCTTACCAGCTGCCGCCGCTTGCTCTGCAAGTTTTTTTAATGCATCGGCTGCTTCCATCTCTGCCAGTATTTTTTTAGCTAAAGCATCATTATTATCTAAGATTGCTAGTTGTGCACGTAAACGTAATTTAGTCTCTTCATCGGTTGCATTATTTAGGGCAGCGGTTAAACCTATGCGTTCTAGGTCAAACTTCTTTTTTAATTCTTCTACGTTTTTATTTTCTAAAGCATTTTTTTTCGTGATGATACTAAACTCTTCTTTGCGAGCTTTAAGTAATGCTTGGGATGTACGTAAATCTGGTATACCTGAATATCCGCCTACATTCGGTTTACCAGGTGCGTTACTCTTACCAATATCATAACCAATTAAGGCTAATGCCCCACCTATAATTAGTTTTTTAGAACCAAATGCAAGAAAAGCTAAAGCGCCTAATAATTTTCCAACATCGCTATCTGCAAACTTTTTAACTTCTCCAGCTAATAATCCCAACCCTCTTACCGTATCGGCAGTAGCCAGTGCAAAACTGTTCATTGATTTGGATGCTTCATTTATAGAATTATCGTTGCCCAAAGCAGTCAAAGCATCAATTAATCCTTTACCTATAATTTCCGTAGCATCTGCGGCAGCTACTTTTAATGCATCCATTTTGCCAGCGTAAGTATTCAATCTGGCTAAAGCTTGACCTTCAAATCTTTTCTCCAATGCAGACATAATTTTATTCATATCGCCAGAAGCAATTATGTTTGCATCTATTCCCGTATTTAATCCTTTAATAGCTTTTGTTTGGCCTCGTACTCCAGCTGCTATTGCGCTAATTACGGTTTCTAAACTTGCGCCAGTACCAGCGCTAACGTTTAATGCAGTTTCTAAAGCCTGCTGACTAAGAGTGACTGACCCAGTAGCGTTTAATAAAGTCTGGAAAGCTGGGCGTAACTGATCGTCTAATACTTTATATAAATTCTGTAAGTCTGCAATGTAAGTTTCTACTTCGGTTACCCTGAATGCATTACCTGTATTTTGTAATTGAACCGCTAATGATTTAGCGGCTTTCTCATCGGCTGCAAAAGCATTAACAGCCTTTTTCCCAAATGCAACTAATGCTGTTGTAGCAAAAACACGATTAAAAGTCCTGCCTAATTTTTGTGTTTGTTTATCAAAGGCCGATATATCCTTCTGGCCTTTTTTTAATGCTTTGCCATTAAATGTGGCAATAGCCGAGACGACTACATTGGCCATTAGGCTGCCTTCTTAATTTCTGTAGATTTGTTGAATTGTATAGCTGTAGAATTTATGGCTTTGAGAATTGCATCATAAACTTCTTGACTATCCTGAGCCCAAGCCTTAAAGATAAGTCTGCCTTTAGTTTTCTTGCCACCACCACGTAGACCTTTAATCTTAGGTTGTGATGTAAGTGCAGGCATTGACGTTACAAACTGATAACCTGCAAAAGGATTATTTGATGCGTATTCTCTTGTAGATTTATTATAGGTATATTCTTTAGCTCTTCTAGTACCCTCAAAGCCCTGCACTGCGCCCATTGGTGAATTACCTGTGCTTAGATCTATTTGCTGAAATGGCGCACGACCTTGTGGATTATTACGGCCTGCAGTCTCATATATGCGACCAGCTGCGCTTACGTTATATACGTAGTTGCTAACCTTAAATCCGTTTCTAAATGTTTTGTTTTCGCCTGAGTTATATCCAATACCTGCTTTTACAGTACTAGCATCATATCTTGGAAATGGCCGATAGTTAATTTCTGGGTTAGGTGCTTTACTCCAGCCTGACAATACACCACTATTACTTGGTGCAAATGCTTTGGCTTTATTTGCCACACCACGCATTAAAGGATCTATAGCATTCCTAATACGCTGGCGCATATCTTCATCAATAAATGCTAAACCTTTAAGGACATCATTAACGCCTACGACCTCTACTGGCATTTTTGATCTCCTTCGCTCTATCGCTCAACACCTGCACTATTGCGGTTAGCATGTCTGAGTCCATGTTAATAAACTCACTAGGCGCAATTCCAGTCTCTACACTTATAGCAGCCACTGTATAGAGAATGGAATCACGCTGTACTATTTTTTTTCTTCGTCTAATACCTCGACAGTTTCTAAGCTGTCAATAAACTCTGCACCCCATAAAGTTACTTGTGCACCTGATCTGCGTAAGCATTCCCATGCTAGCCAATAGATATGGCTTTGCATTTCTGACTCCCGCAGGGCTTTAGAGATGCCCATGCCTTTACTAATTTCGAAAGCGTACTCGACTCCTGGTGTTATCTTGTGTTCAGATACCTCGCCATTAGCCCTTGTAATCTTTAGCTTTGCCATTATTACTCCTTAGTTAGAATGCCACCGATGTTGACACTGTTACTACTGAGTTTACTGTAAAGGACAGACTAGAACTAGCAATTTCAGCGACGCCACCTTGACCAATTGGGGTCAGGTTGTTGACCAAAATTGAGAATTGATAAGTTGGGTTAGTTGCTGATACTGCAGTGCCTTTAACGGTAATTACTGATACCGCTATGGTTTGTCCAAATGCGGCATTCAGTGTTGTCATTACCTGTGAAGCTGCCCAGTCATTTAGAAAGTCCACAGAAAATGTTGCAGATTGTAGGCCCTGAGCAAATCGATGGCTAAGATCTGACATTGTTGTGACCTCAAGCTCGTCCACAATTTGAGTAATTACTGCATTAGTTACGTAAGAACTAATATCTACTGAAGGTACTGTAGGCGCAGCGGCAGTAGCCAATTTAACGCCTACATTGTTATTTAAGTATATGGCCATTGTTATTCCTCTTCTTTTTTAGTTTGTGCGGTTGGTTTTGGTGCTTCTTTGATTTGGCCTATCTTAATTAAGAAGGCTAAATCTTCTGCTTGTGAACTCATTTTAACTCCAGCTCGTTAGGATTGATACGGTTATTTCAGATGTTAATAAATCTCCACTAGCTGCGTTAGTTATAGCTGGAGCGGAGACACTTGATATGTTTAGCACCAAAGATGATGCATTCAGTTTAGTTACTACTGCCACAATAAAATCTTCTATGCCTGCTAGGTTGCCTTGATTATCAAATGCAGGTGCGGTTATTAAAACTTTGAAATTAGCCAAAGGTGCAATACTTGTGTAGTCATTATTAGAGGGCACTAGATAAGGATCGCTAGGTGTAATCACTACGCTATTTGCCAATAATGTTGCTGGTGGATAAGCAAAGGTAGACCACACGCCTGCATTGGCTAGGTCTGTTGCTAGTGTGCCACGTAATGTGGTTATTGCTGCTGGCATTATCCGACCAGTGAATTAGGATTAGAATACGGTTGGATGAGACCACGCACTCTGTTAATCAGCTGATAACCCATCCGATATGGGCTTGCAGTGATCCCATCCATACCTACCCCACCAGTCTGGCTAACTTGACGTGCTTGCCAGATGTCTACAGCTACGATCATCGCAGCCTCTCTGATAGCGGGGGTCGCAGTGTAAGCCTGTGATTTTGTATCTGGGCCAGCGGCCTTACCGTATGGTTTAATAAAATGGAATGGATCGTTTGCAGCTGTCTTTGCGTATTGAACAATACTATAACCGTTAGGGTATGAACTAAATGCGTATGTACTCCAGAATGCTGTGCCAATAGATGCTGGCACTGTAGTACCTGGAAATGCTCCTGTAATTGTGTATGTGCCGTTATATGTTGCACCAGAATTACTTACTGTAATTGACTGACCAGTTACAAATATGCCTGGGTTTGCTAATACTAAAGTCGCAACGTTATTGCTAATAGATGAGCCGACTACGGGCGCATCGTTTTGCCAAAGATATTGATTAAGTAGGTCTTCTGCCGATTGACAGCATTCTTCCACGGTACTGTCTGAATACAACGAGCCTATTCCTAAATTACTTCTAAGCTCTGCTGCTGTGACCATTGTGGCTGGCATGCTGTCCTCTCTTAAAAAAGCTCCCTAGGGCTAGGGCTACTAAACCCTAGGGATTATTAAAGTATTGCTGTTATTACGCTGTCATGTTGAAGCGTCGAACTCCACCAGCAACCAAAACACCACAGGCCATGTAGCCATAAAGTGATGTCTCAATTTCTCCCGAAGTTGGGATATTGGTGGAAAGTCTCAGAATCGGAGACTCGTAAATTGATACTGCAGATGGTACAACAATAAATGCTGAATCATCGATAGTAGTTGATACTGCGTTTGGATCTACGTATAGATCTAGACCTAATACGTTACCACGTAGTGATGTTGGTACAGAAGATCCTGCATTGTTCATTGGATTAGCAGCATTGTAAATTGGGCGACCTGTTGAATCGGTTGCGCCAAGTAATAGTGACCACTGTGATGTACCAGCGATGTACCTAGTTGCTAATTCACCTGTTGCAAGGTATGCAGCTGGTGCTTCTGTTGATACGTAAGAGATAATTCCTGCTGAGGTTGTTGCTACAGATGTTGCAAGTGTTCCACCTGCAGTTAATTGTGAGATTACATATGAATCTGTTGCTTTATTGTAAGCACGAGTCATGTTATCTAGCATTGCTGCAAAGAACTCTGGAGACGACCTTTCGAGAATTTCTAAACTGTAGCGTTGCAATCCAGAAAATTTCTTGACTGTAAGATTTACATACGAGCTGACAATTCCTGTCTCAGATGGTGCTGCAGCTTCTGCAGTCTCTGCAACTGTACCTGATGTAGTGATCTTTGGTACTGAAATTGTCATGCCTGCTGCTGGTAATGCACGTGATCCGATTGCATCAATAGCTGGGCGTGATCCAATAAGTGTATCTACTACTGTAGGTACATATTGATTTGGAGAAAATGCTGGGTTTGTAGTAAATGAATCATCTGCGAAATTCATACGCTTTGCAACGTCTGCTTCTGCTTTCATTACCCACTGTGCTGATTCGTGGTTACCTAATTTTGCTTTGATGCTGTGTTCTAGCATTTGTGCTTGTGTTTGAATTGGTGAGCGTGGCTCTGTGTAGAAGGATGCACTAATCGTTGGACGTGCGGCTTCTACTGGAGCAACCTCTACCACTGGTACTGCTGTTGGCTCGGTGGTGTTTTCCACTTGTGCCTCACTTTCCGTAGTTGGTTGATTTGTTGCATCCGCTTCGCCTTCGCTAGCGGCAACTTTAGTTACTTGTGCTTCTGTAAATGCTGGTGACTCGACAAGGCTTACCTCTTTAAGAGTTGCCTTAGTTACATAGATATAATCTTTTTTCTGTGATGATTTGATTACATCTACCCCTACAGATAGGCCATCTATTAACTGCTCACTTGCAAGCATTAACGCATCTGATCCCTGCATGCTGGCACTGATCTTAAAACTGGCATAGATACCATCTTCTGCTTGATTAAAATTCTGCATACGGCCAATAGGTTTATCGTTGCGATGTTGCATAAGCATCTTAATCTTGCCTGGATCGCCTATCTCTATTGATCCTTTAGCAAAAACGACTTTACCGACACTGGTGTTACCAGGACTTTCGAAGGGTACAATTTTACCAGCGATGACTCTACGTTCACCGTCTGCGCTTTCTATCTGACTACTGAACGTAAGTAACATCGTCACTCTCATTTCCGTTAGGTGTTAGGTCTTCCATTTCTTTTGCATCATCTACATCAATAAGTCCAAGTGTTAACATCTTTTCTAATGTTTCTAATCTCGTTTTATCATCTGATCTTAAAAACGTTTCTGAAATATTGAAACGCACAGTATGTCCATTAGCGGTTATATCGTTCATGCTAAGTCTGTCTTCAATAGCACAGATATAAGGCTGTAATGAATAGGCTACAAACTCTTTACGGCCATCAATAATATTCTGATAAGTCATGCTGTTGTTCATGTCTGCAGATATGTAATATGCAGGTACATTCATAGCACGTGCAATTTGTGTGGCTAAATATTGTGATGCTTCGTTATACATCATATCTTTAGGACTAAAGCCAACAGTCTCATAAGATAGTGTGCTAGTTAGATATGCAGTAGATCTTGATTGACGTGCTGCCTTCCAAGCTGCTAATAAACCTTGTACTTGTGACTCTGGCATATCTGCACCAGTGTTTTTAATAAATCCTGTAGCCATAGGTGTTTGTGCCGCTACAGCTGCAGCCTTTTCTAAATCTAATGCGCTTTGTATTGTGCGGCCTGCTGTTTGTAATACACCTTGTGTTAATCCTTGAAATGTAACTAATGAACCAATACCTACCATTGGTACTTTTTGTCCATCTACTGTGTAATACAAAACTTCTGTGCCTAATGCATTTAATTGTGGTACTACACGAGTGTTAGCAACCCATTCAAATCTTGATGGTCTTAAATCATCTGCATATACTTCTGTAACACGCCAATATGCAACTCCGTAAAATATAAGACTATCAACAGTCCACGAAATAGTGACGGATCGTGGCTGTCGAATATCTGGTTGATCTAACCAGAGTGGCTTCGCTAATTCTTCGCCTGTAGATTTTTTATATAGCTCTAATGGTAAATATCCTATAACACCTTTAATTAGATTAGCGCATCTATTAACGGCTGGTACTTGTGTTGCAAGTGTGCGATCCATAGGACCAGCACCGAATGTGTTATATCCAAAACCAATAGTGCTATCGCCCATAACGGCAGGGGCGTATTGTGCTTGTACGGTTTTATTATTATTAGTTATACCCAAAGCTGACAATAGACCCATATGTATACTTTATACCATAAAACGCCCTAATGGTGCAAATTAGACAAATATTTGCGCAGTTTGTTGTGGGCGTGTCAACTGGCTTACGACCATAGCCAAAGATATTGCAGCTGTGACATCGCCTGCGGATTTACGCCTAATAATGCGCCAGCCAGCATCGCTAGTCTTAGCAGCACAGTTATTTAGGTGTTGCACTAGATCTGCCTGACCACTATGAACCATTCTGCCATTAGCCATAGCATCGGATAGATCCGAGCATGCCTGGTAAAACGCTTGACCAGACGTATCTTGTAAGCGCCAGCCACTTTGCTCTAATCGTGTGGCTATTGATTGTGTTGCATACTTGTCAAAGCAAATAATGTGTGGATGATATTTACGTGCCCATTCATTTATGTCACTTGCCATTTTAACTTCATCTATTGCAATATCACTATGCCACAGCTGTGCAAGTCCTACAGCTATTTTATCGTCTTTCATTTGACCCATTATTAACGCACCTGATCGCCTTGTCGGTGCAATATCAAAGGCCATTATAGTCATTGGGCCGACAGGAATTTCTAATGTGCTATCACTGCAGGCTTCTATACTGCCAAATACCCAGGGGCTTACCGCACTATCTATCCACTGACAAAGCATCTCTGTTCTTGTGGCTTCGATGCTATTTGTTGCTACGGATTCTTCTAGAGTTTCTTCTGTTATTGAATATCCTAATGCTGGATTAGCCATAACCCAGGCTTTGCGATCATGTATCTTGCAGTGCTGTGGTGCTGACCATTCGTAATAACCTAAAGTCTCTGGTGGGTAAGATAAAGCTCTTTCTCTAAGATCGTTCAATACTGTGCTGAATCCATCACCTGCGTTACTGGTAATAAATGTCATAGCGTTAGGTCTTGCACGTGTTACTGGTAATGCAGCTGTAAATGCCTCTGGTGTCCATTCACGTAATTCATCTAGATATAAGAATCCAGCGCTCTTTCCACGTGGTGCATCTCTAGTGGCCGCTGCAATTTCATAACGATTGCCATTAAGTAATGTTATTGATTCTTGACCGTTAGCCAAGCGGATCTGTCTTACCTGGTCTTTTAAGAATTGGTTGTCTTCTATCATGTATGCAACTTGCCTAAATGTATCTAATGCCATGTTTCTGTTAGAAGACATGCCTAATACGTTCTTTGTATTCCATAAGAATAAATGAGCAAGGATTAACATACGAGCTAGATGAGTCTTGCCGTTTTGTCTCGAAATCAGCGCAATTCCTAGCTTCTTTTTGAAATTGCCTTCATCATCTACAGATAAAAGATCATCTAATAACCAGCGTTGCCAGGGAATTAAAGGAAGGTTTATTTTGTCAGCTAGATCGGCTACCTCTTGTGCTTTAGATGGGCCAGTCAATAAAGGCGTGTGAATTCTAGGCTCAGTGCTGCCAATTAGCCCGACCCCTCGTTGAGTCTGTTTTACTTCCGTATCACTTTGCATCGAAGTCAAGCGTATCAGGTTTAATAAATGGTGAGTCTG